TATATGCATTAACTTCGTGACGGGCGTGTTCGAGGTGAACGGTTCGGTACCGGGTGGCGGTCGCCTGACGATCAATAACCAGCTGATTCAGCTGTTTGATGAAAACGGCGTCGCGCGCGTCAAGCTAGGGAAGATTCGTTGATGTGGGGTCTCGAAATAAACAATGCCCAGGGCGTTGAAACCCTGGGCATGGGCGATTTTACGTTGCGCAAAATCCATGAACAGGTTGTGCCTGGGGCGGCCAGTAATTGGGTTTTGAACGCTACTATTAACGCCCCCTATCGCATCACCGTGCCGGGTTACAAACCGGAGGAGTGTATTGTCATGATCAGCCCGCGTAGTTATTACGGCGATGCGCAAAGCTCAAGCGGAACTGTCAGCGATTTGCGCACGCCAGTGTATGTCGACATGGGCGGCGAAGACATTGGCATTATTCGTTACTGTAACGAAGAGGCATACGACAGCCCAAACCGGCGCTGGTTTTCGCGCTGGCGATGGTGCGCTACAGATAGTGTCGTAGAAGTGTTCAGAGTGTACGGGGGTTAGCAGTTGATCGGATTTGAAGCTCTAAATCTATATGGCTCTGTGACCATTTCTACAGCAAGCCGGCCCTTGGTGTACTCGCACAGAGGGCAGGTGGTCGTATCCAATGGCCGCGTGGTCGACCGCCCAGCGGTCGGCTCTATATCGTTTTCAGCACCAATTCCCACGGATGCCCCGCCTCGATTATTTGTGCGTTTGGCATCTAGCCGCCATGAGTCTATGGAAATGTATGTGGTTATCAACGGAAGGGCAGGCGCCTGGACGGGGTTCACCATTTATGCGCCGGCGCAGGGCGGCAGAACGCTGCCGCAATATGTTCTTGATTATGTAATTGCTCGCTCTTCATTCCGGAAGCCTAAACGAGATTGGGTTTTTCAACTGCTGGATGAGAAGGGGAATACCGTATTTTGCGATGAGGAAATATTGGTCAGATTCTCTCGGTTCACTAAAAAGTGGACGATGGCAAGGGAGATGTCAGGGAATGGGTATACTTACACAACGTTTTACTCTGGGATGATAATAGAAGCGGATGACTTTATTGATGTGACCTTCTTCAATCGCGGTATCGTCACGCAAACTACTGGGAGACTTGATTTTACCGGTGTTCGTATATACAACGGCAGCGCTAGAGTTTTTCAGTTGCAAGCACAGTGCGGAAACGAGACCGTAAGACCGCTAGGTATAGCGGAGATGAATTTTTGCACACCGATATGTAAGTTTCCGCTAGATAAATTCCCGCCTCAATAATTAACGATCAAGCAAAGAGCCCGCCTTGTGCGGGCTTTTTATTGCCCGGAGAAAGGTTATGTACTGGTATTCGCAAGGTTCGATTGAAGTAGTAGCGGGCGGCGTAGTCGCCGCGGGCACCGGGACGGCGTTCTTAGAGAATGTCCGCTTGGGTGATGGCCTGGTGATCGAAGGCAGCGCCGCAATGCATGAGATAACCGGCATCGCCAGCGACCTACAGCTGTCGTTCGCGCCGCCCTACGCCGGCGCGGGTGGGGCCGGCAAGACCTTCCGCGTTGTGCCTGTACAGGGCTACGTCAAGGAGGCCGCCGACCGCTTGCTGCAGGTGCTGCAGAAAGTCGGCCCGCTGGCTTTGGGTGAAGCTCTGCAGGCGCTTGCCACCGCTGCCGATGATGGGCAGCGCCGTGCGGTGCTGGGCCTTGGCAATGTTGATAACACGGCGGACATAGATAAGCCGCTTTCAAGAGCAGCCAGCCAGGCTATGGAGAAAAAGGCAGACAAGAGCGCCCTCGGTAATGCTTCGGTGCGCACCGTTACTGAGGGGCCGAACGACCAGACGGCGGGTCGCCTTCTGAAAGTTGGCGACTTCGGCCTTGGCGGCGTCGCCCCGCCGTTCGGCGGTAACTTAAACAAACTTAGCCACGGTCAGACCGTATATGGTAACCCGGCCACTAATGGCCCAACCGGTGCGTTCTATGGATGGGTTAGGCATACGGAAGTTACCCCCGGCGAATACTCGTTCCAAGAGGCTTTCGACGTTACGGGTAAGATGTGGACACGTGCGCTGAACGTCCGCGTTTGGTCTGACTGGGATCAAGTTTTGACCACCCGCCGGCTTGACCCGAGCACGGTCGTAAAGGGCTATGGGCGGGGCAGCGGATATGTTCCAGGCCCTGGGGCGGTATTCCCTGAACTGACCCAGGATCCTGCTAATAATGTTTTGCCGTATATCAGTGCGCTGGAAATCAGAGAAACTGGCCGGCTCGTTAATAGTGCTGGCCCGGCCGAATGGGTGCGACCGGCGCTAACATTTCACTTTGGTGGATATACCGTCAAACGGCTTAGCATGGATCATAACGGCCAACTGTGGCTTGGATCTGATCGCCTTGCGCTGGTTAATGCTGACTTCGAACGCGGCGCCAACGCTAACGGGGAATACATTAAGTATCCTGACGGTACCTTAATTGTGTGGGGGCAAAGAACAGTAACGCCAAGCTCGGCTAATGCTGTAAGCGAACACTTCTTTGCAACAGCAGCGGCGTTTAACCTGAACTTCCCGGTCGCGTGTACGTGCTCTGGATTCAATCCAGAACTTACTAACAGTTATCAAATTCTCCATCATCGGATAGTTGCAACTGGGCAGGCTCAGATTCGTTTGCAATTTAATAGCAGCTATGTGCAGCCATATGGCGTTGCATTTATCGCAATAGGACGGTGGAAATGAATATAGTTTTTTCGCCGGTGCGTCTCGACCGGCCCTTACCGACTGTCGTCTATTCGAAAGATGCGCTGACGATTGACGGCCAGCTGTTCGACTTTGGCCCGCTGCCTGATGGGGCCACGCTGCCCGCCAGCGCTGTCGATTCGGAATGGTTCACGGACTGTATTGAGCGTGTTAACGGAGAAATCAGCCTTACGCTGATGCTCCCGCATGGCCCGAACCCGCCCGACGTCGTGGCGTTCCCCGAGCCGATCCGCGTGACCAAGGCAGGCGCGGTAAAGCTGCCTTTCGATATGCCAGAGCCTGCTGAGGAGATCGCCCATGTCGATTGACTGGACCCAACTTGTAACCGCCGAGCAGTCGGCAGAGACGGCGCTGAACGCCATCAAGCAGCGCATCGCTGCCGCGCGTTTCATTGCCGAGACCGCGGGCATCACCGCGAGCGGCAGGATCGTCGACACCGGTCGCGACAGTCAGGGGCTGATCACCGGTGCCGCTTTCGCAGCAAGTCTCGACCCCGCCTATGTCTGCCGCTGGAAGACGCCGGAGGGCTTCGTCGAGCTCGACGCCCCCACGCTGATCGCCACCGCCTCGGCTGTGCGAGCGCACGTTCAAGCGTGCTTTGATCGTGAGGCTGAACTGCTCGACGCATTGGTCGATGGCACCTTCACCGACTCGATGCTTGAGGAGGGCTGGCCAGGTGGATCGATTCCCGAACCCGCTGCAGGTTGAACTGCAGCCCGACCGCAAGACATGGCGCCTACTGGCGCCATTTTCGTATCTGGACCCTGGTCACGGCCTGGTCACCGTGCCGGCCGGCTTCACAAGCGACTTCGCCAGCGTGCCTCGCCTGCCGCTGACCTACGCCTTGCTGGGCGCCTACGGCCATGCCGCCGCCGTGCTGCATGACTGGCTGTATTCCAGCACCGCCCTGAGCCGGGCCGATGCGGACCGCGTGTTCTTCAACGCATTGCGCTCCAGCGGCATCGCCTGTTGGCGCGCCCGGCTCATGTACGCCGGCGTGCGCATCGGCGGCGGCCCTCGCTACGCCACAACCTGATCAGCCCGGCCCATGGCCGGCACCATCCTGGAGATACCCAATGGCTCGACTTACCGCACAAGAAGCGGGCGGCGCGAACGTGCTCGCCTTTCTCGACATGCTCGCCTGGAGCGAGGGCACCGACCACCCCAATCAGCGCAGCAACGACGATGGCTATGACGTGCTCGTCGGTGGTCAGCTGTTTACCGACTACAGCAGGCACCCGCGCATCTCAGTGTCCTTGCCACGCTACGGCATCAAGTCCACCGCCGCCGGCCGCTACCAGTTCCTGGCCCGCACCTGGGACGCGATCGTCAAGAACTACGGCTTCATCGGCCGCTTCATCCCGCGCGCCCAGGATCTAGCCGCGGTGAAGCTGCTCAAGGAATGCGGCGCGCTTCCGCACATCCAGGCCGGGCGCATCAAGGAAGCCATCGTCGCCGCCGCGCCGATCTGGGCCAGCCTGCCGGGCGCTGGCTACGGCCAGCGTGAGCACGATCTTGTTGTGCTGCTGCGTATCTATCGACAAGAGCTCGCCGGCCAGGCGCATGATCGGGATGACCTGCTCGCCATGTACATCGCCTCTGGCGGTCAGGTCTCTGCATGAGCCTGTTAGCGCTGATTCCGGCCCGTTTTCGCCTGATGACCACTGTTGGCCTGGCGGTGACGCTGTTGGTGGGAGCTGCGAGCCTGGGCTGGGTGGTGCAAGGCTGGCGCATGGGCGAACGGCTGGCCGAGCGCGACAAAACCCATGCCCAGACCCTCGGCCGTATCCAGAGCGCCGCCGCGCTTGAAACACAACGTGCCCATGACAAACGCCTGATGCTTGAGCAGCAACTGCAGGCGTCCTCCCAGACCGAATACAGGAAACTTATCGATGCCGAAGATAAGGCTGCGCGCCTGCGTGATCGTCTTGCCACTGCTGAGCTACGGCTGTCAGTCCTTACCGCCGACT